AGCAAACTAAAGAAAGATATGGACAATTATCTGAATACAAAGATAATGATCAAAAACTAAGAGACGAGGCTATAGGTAAACTAATAACTCAACATATACTTAATCAAGAACAAGGTATTGATACAAATGAAAAATATGCTAGAACTCAAAATTGGTGGCAAAGAGTATGGAATGTTATTAAAAGAATGTTTGGTAATATTCTTGGAGATCCTTATAAAAGAGCAGCATATAAGATGTTAAATAGCAGTATTGATTCTTATAACGACGCTGCAAAAGAAATACAATCTACAGAACAAATGTTACAAGTAGAAAATTCTACTAAAACAACAGAGCCTGTAGGAAAAACACAAGATAATGTAGTAGAATCTATATTAAGAGATCATAGAAATTTAGAATTAGATGCTATAGAAAAATCAGAAGTAGATTTGCCTAAATCTGTAACTGAGGTAGATGAAGAAAATGAAATCAGTATGTATAAATATACTGATCCTATTACAAAAGAAGAGATAAGAAAAATAAAAAGAGTTTCTTTTAGAAATGCTATTAACATGGTAAAGAAATATCGTGGTAATATTGATAAAGTAAAAGAAATGAATAGCACTACAAGATCTGTTCATGCTAGAAATAATGGAGTTAAATTACACAGTACTGCACAATATTTAGCAGAATATTACGGAAATAAACAAAAAGGAGTTGAAATTATTGATAATGGGGAAACTAAGATTATGGGTTTATCTCAAATAAAAAATACTCTTAAAATAGATGACGAGTCTTTTAAAAGTTTTTCTCAAGGAGTTAATGAGGTTATTAAATCTGTAAAGAAAACTCAAGATGAAATAGATCCTAAAGGAACTGTAAAACTAATAACAGAGGCTAAAGTTTACGACAAAGCTAATAATGAAGCTGGTACAGTTGACTTACTTGCAGTGTTTTCAGATGGATCTGTAGGAATATTAGATTGGAAATTTATAATTAATCCTTTAGGAAAATATACTTTACCTAAATTATATGGTAGAAAAACTACAATAGGCACAAAAGAAATTTTTGAACCTAAAATGGATGGGTGGAACACACAAATATCTGCATATAAACAAATGCTTTTAAAGGTCCATGGCGCTAGACAAGTTAGACTAACACGTATTATCCCTGCACACGCACAATTTAAAACAAAGAAAACAAAAGACGGGTATACTGCAATAGAAACTATTGAAAAAATACAAATGGGTAAAAACCAAAATGAAGTATTAGATCAAGTTTCTGTAGCCTTAGAAAAAGTTACTTATAGAGGACAAAATATAGGTAAAGGGTGGGAAAATAGAGGATTAAATTCATTACTAAGAAAATTCCAAGATAAAAGACGAAATTTAAAAAATAAACTTAGAAATGTAAAAGGTAAAAAAATTAGTCATTCTAAAATTAAAGCAGAATTAGCTAGAGTAGAAAAGTCTATACAAGCTTTAACTGTACAAAGAAATATATTAGATGTCGTTTTAAATGCTGGTAATAGAATTGCTTTAATAGGAAACAAAGTTGAAATTAGCGATCCTGCTCATCCAGATTATCTAGATGTAGAAGATTTAAAATTTGCTTTAGAAGATTTATCTTTATTTTCTGCTATCTCAGCTGAAACAGGACCATATTTAAAGAGTTTAAGAAAAACTGCAGAAGAAACTGGAGATGTAAAAATGAAAGCTTTAGCAAAAGCTATTCAAAAAGCTGTAAACGAAACAACAGGTCACATTCAAAATAATATAGAAGCTATTAAAGCAGGTATGTTTGATAGATTAAGTTCAGAAGCTGCTTTAATGGGTGAGGATTTATCTGAATCTCCTAAAAAATTAGGAATGGTTACTAGAAATTTTGTTCCAATGTCTAAAATGCCTCATCCTATATTTAGAACTGCATATCGTAAAATATTTAATTCTTATAATAAAACTAAACATGCCTCAGAAACGTTACTTGTAGATATTAACAAACATAAAGACGCATTAACAAAGTGGGTAGAAATACAAAAGAAAGCGGGTAACCCAATGACTTTGAAAAAAGCATATAAAATGCTAATAAAAGATGTTGTAATTAAAGATAAAAAAGGTAAAGAAACCGTTATAGCTAGAAATTTAATTGCTCCATATAATACAGAATTCTATAATGAAGTTAAATCTAAAATGAATGATAGAAATGTAGCCTGGATGAAAGAAAACTTTAAAATAAAAGAAGATGCAAGAGAGATATATCAAGAAAAGCTTAAGAATAAGGTAGAAGAACAAGAAATAATGAATGGAGATGTCTACACAGTAGATAACGGCGCTAAAGTAGAAATGAAAGAGAATAAAAAAGATGCTAGAAATACTGCTGTACAGATGTGGGAAAAATATAATAATGTGTGGGTTAGTGATGAAGCGTGGTTAAATAAAGCTTGGCAAACATATTTAGAACCAAAAGATCCTAAAAAATGGCAGTCAGAAGAATTCAAAGAAATATCTAAACCTGGAAATAAAGCATTATTAGATTATTGGAAATTCTATAGAGATACTAATAAGAAACTATCTAGAACAGCTGGTGTTCAAATAAACGCTAATTTTATAGCCAATGTTAAAGATGGTATTATGGATAGTCTTATTAATAGCGGGTTTAATATGCAAGAATTTTTTAATGCTGTATCTAAAAGCTTCTTAGTATATGAAAGCGAAGAGTTATGGGGTACGTATGATGATGCAGGTAGTGGAAAATTAATCCACCAAATACCTTTACCATATATGACTGATTTAACAAACAGTAAAGACGACGTTAATGCAGGATTAAAATCTGTTGATTTATCTAGTTCTTTATTTGCTTTAGCAACTAGTGTTTATAATTATAAGCATATGGGAGAGATAGAAGCTAATGTACTAGCTTTAAAAGATATGTTATCTTATGTTCAAGAAACACAAACAGATGTATTTGGAAGAATAGTTAAGGATGAAGACGGATCTCAAAGGGTAACAGGTACAGGAACTAACACAATAGATACTTTTGAAAAACATGTAAATTATTACTTATATGGACAAAAAATACAAAATGAAGATAAAGTAATAAAATTGTGGGGAAGAAATATTAGTATGAATAGAACTGTTAGATCTGCTATGTCGTTTTATTCTGCAAAAGCATTAGGTTTAGCTTTATTACCAGCTGTAGCTGCAAGAGTAGTTGGGGGTATAAATGCTTATATTGAAACTATAGACGGTATCAATTATAACAAAGATCAAATGAGGAATTCTCAAAAGCTATTTATTACGCAAAATAAAATGGCTAAAGCAGCAGCAACTTTCTTTGATCCTTATCAGCAAGGATTAAAATGGAAACAGATGCAAGATCTTTCTATGAAAAAATCAAGTAGAGTATTTAATTTGGATTCGTTATATACATTTTTAAGAAGTGCGGATGAAAATATAGATACCATAGTTACATTATCTATGATGCAAAATCATGGTATAGATAAAAATGGAATTTTACAAAGATTAGAAGATCTTCCAAAAGGTTCAAAATCAATGATGGAATCTTTTAAAGAAAATTGGGAGAAAAATGGAACTATAATGGTAGAAGGATTAACTGAAGATAATTATGAAGATTTTAGATTAAGAATTAAAGAAGTTGCAGGGAAACAAAAAGGTAGAATGGATGAGCAAGATACTATTGCTTTTGAAACACACCTATTAGGACAGGCTATAATGCAATTTAAAGGTTGGATGCCTGAAATGGTAACAGAAAGATTAGGTGGGGTTAAATACAACCATATTTTAAAAACTATGGAAGAAGGTAGATATTGGGGATTTTTAAAAGGGGCTTCTTGGGGAAAAGATGCTATAAAAAAGGATCTTATATTAGGAGAAATGCTTAAAGATACTGCTAAAAGAGGTGTAGATGTTATTTTAGAATTAGCTTTTTTGAAAAAATTTATAACTAGTCCTGCAGAACGACAAAAATTAATAGATAAAGGAAAGTGGACAGATAGCATGCAGGCAGAATATGATAAAAAGAAAGAGTCTCTTAGACAAGAATTCGAAAAAATTAAAGAAAACAGCACAGATGAAAGATTAAAAAATGCAAGTTTGGATGAGTATTTAAAGATGAGACAAAGATCTGTTAGAAGAACATTAGCTGAAGTTAGATTTTTATTAGGATTCTTTGCAGCAGGTATGGCAATGGGGTTAGGAGTTGGTCCAGATGAAGAAAAATGGCACCAACAAACATGGGCCCAAAGAAAATTATATATGCTTTTAACTAGGAGTAGACAAGAATTAGGATTTACATTAAATCCTTCAGATTGGACTAACATGGTTAGATCTCCAATTCCTGTTGTAGGGTTATTAGTAGATGTTCAAAAATTAGTTGCTAATGGATTTGAAGAAAGTTCGGAAATGTTAGGGCTTATGGCAGAAGATAAAAGAGATAAGACTCCTCCATTTTATTATACTTTAAGATTTTTCCCAGGGTTTAGTCAAATGACTAAGATTGTAGAATTCTACCCACAGGATAAGAAAAATCCATATTTAAATAGATTATAATTTTTTTTCGTTATCAATAGCCATAAGTAACAGCAGCAAATAACCCACTAGGTCATGAACGGTGTCTTCAGTTGCATCGTAAATACCCTTATTTTTAATGCGCATAAGTTTATCATCTATACGAGATGCTAAAGACTCACACGCACTTAGCTTGCTGAAGATCTTAGCAGGTTCTAATGCGCTGTTACCATAGGCTTTATTTTTAGATTTTAATAAATCAGAGATTTCTTTTACTTTTTCGTCTAAATGTTGGTTAAATGGTTTTTTCATAAATAATAGTTTGGATCAAAGATTTCTTGTTTTTTATCTAATATACTGTAAAGTTCTGCATTTTCATCTAGTGTAACATTTAAAGTAGTTTCTAGTCTTTTCTTTCGTTTTTCACTTTTATACATTATTTGAGCTAGTTGACTGTTTATATCCATTCCATGAAATTTAAGTATTTTTGTTTTGTAAGCAGAATTGAACTCTGAATATTTTCCTGAAATAAAAGATTTATAATTTTCAATATGTTTAGTAGGTATATCAAAAACAAACATAATAAGTGTTTCTGATACGTCGTATGAGTCTAAGTAGTTTCCAAATTGTTTTAATGCGTTTTCAAATTTAAGAAATAAAGGGTCTCCACTCCATCTATAAAGAAGAGCTATACAACCTTCATGGTCGGGAGTACCAATAAAACAATTTATTAATAGATTATCATAAAAGAATAATCTTCTTTCCCCGCCTAGCATAGGCAATGCAAATAAGGTAGACTTTGTTTTTTCTGCTACAGATAATTCATATACTAACGTATTTCCTACAAAAGTCTTTTTTATTATATTTACTTTGTAGGGACGTTTTTTGACAGTAATAGTTTGCTCTAGAGATATGACGGTTCCGTCAGGGAATTCTAGAGAAACTATTTTGTCTTTATATTTATGAGATACTATAGTTTTAGTACCACCTGTTATTTTGATAGTTCTTGCATCAGTGGGATTTAAAATAGCTTTTTCACATTTAACTGGCATAGGTTATTTTTAATTGTTTAACATCATTTACAACTAACGATCCTGATAGATTAATTCCTGTAGCATCAAAAACTTGATCATATGTTTTTAAAATATGTACAAGTTTAAAAGTTTCAGCAAATTTACAAACACCTTCGTAGTATCCAAATTTTTCTACATATTTTTCTATAACTATTTTTTCAAATCCTGATCTAGCTTTCTTTAATAAATTATCTGCAG